AATTTTAAATACAGGAGAAGTTCTCACGGATGATGAGGTTATTACTCTAGTGGAGGCATCAAATGCTTAATCTTTTAATATGGATGGTCTATGGTCTTTTAGTTGGCAGTATAGCAAAATCTATTGTGCCGGGCGAAGAACGCATGGGCTTTTTTCAAACCATAGCAGTAGGCGTTGCAGGATCATATATGGGCGGAGCAATATTATATTTGGTGGGTACTTATGATAGCCTAAGCCCATCCGGAATATTAATGGGCATCGCCGGTGGTGTGGTTAGTTTACTACTGTATAATAAGATTCTTACCAAGTGATATCTTGACTTTGGTTGGTGTTGTCTTATAATACATTATTATGGAACGACCCAACTGGACAGATTACTTTTTAGGATTGGCAAAAGTTGTATCACAACGAAGCCACGATATTCAAACACAACACGGATGTGTTATCACGGATAAAAATAATAGAATCTTAGGATTAGGATATAATGGATTTCCAAGAGGTTTGGACGATAAATTATTACCAAATACTCGACCAGAAAAATATCCATGGATGATACACGCTGAACGCAATGCTCTGTCAAATTGTTTGATTAGGCCAGAAAATGGAATAGCATATGTTACTGGTCAATCATGTAACGATTGTGCTATGGCGTTGTGGCAAGAAGGCGTGTCAACAATAGTAATGTCAAAAAATCATGGTACACACTTATTTGATGAAGATGCTCAAAAGAGATTTAATATTTTTGTGCAAATGAGTGGAATAAAAATTGTTTATGCTGAACCAAATCTTTCTTGGCTGAAACAATTGTGTGGTGTATTATGAATAGTAAAACAATATTCTATATTAGCGTATTTATATATTTGTATCACGTAATCTTTACAAATAACACACAAATGATAACTTCTTCTTTTTACGCTGTTGTGTTATTAGGTCTTATAGCAATTATCAATAGGAGATAAAATGTCCGCACTTCAAGAGCTTCAAAATTACACATTTGTTAGTAAGTATGCCCGTTGGATTCCAGAAAAGAATAGAAGAGAAACGTGGAAAGAAGCTGTTGAGCGCGTGAAGAATATGATGCATATAATGTATGCTGACAAGTCTATAGCTGATGATATTAATTGGGCATATGACATGATGTACAAAAAGAAAGTTTTAGGAAGTCAAAGAGGACTACAATTTGGTGGTGATCCTATTCTAAAACGCCATGCTAAAATCTACAATTGCACCAGTTCTTATTGTGATAGATTGCGATTTTTTCAGGAATGTTTTTGGTTATTACTTTGCGGTAGTGGCACAGGTTTTAGTGTGCAAAAACATCATGTTGCAAAACTGCCAACCCTAGAACACGAAGTAGAAAATGGAGAAGGAACAAAATATGTAATAGAAGATAGTATAGAGGGTTGGTCGGATGCTCTTGGTGTTCTTCTAAGCAGCTACTTTAGCAAACCTATTGAAGAATTCAAGATGTACAAAAATACTTATGTCGTATTTGATTACAGTAACATTAGAGCAAAAGGTTCCGATCTAAGTTCTGGAGTTGGCAAAGCTCCAGGATTCGAGCCATTAGCCAATGGTCTGGAAAAGATAAGAACACTATTAGATCGTTGTATAGCCAATGGGCAAAAAAAATTAAGACCAATAGATGCTTATGATATTGTTATGCACAGCAGTGATGCCGTGTTAAGCGGTGGAGTTAGACGTTCTGCTAGTTTAGCTTTATTTAGCCCGGACGATGAAGAAATGGCTAAAGCAAAAACTGGCAACTGGTACGTAGACAATCCACAGAGAGCAAGAAGCAACAATTCTGCTCTATTATTAAAAGACGAGACAACACTTGAGCAATTTCAAACTCTTATGGAAAGCGTAAAAGAGTTTGGAGAACCGGGATTTATTTGGAGTGATTCGACAGAGATGACCTTCAATCCTTGCGTAGAGGTAGGTATGTGGCCTGTTGATGAAGAATCCGGCAAGAGCGGCTGGCAGGGATGTAACTTATCAACAATCAATTGTTCGTCTATTGAAGACGAAAAGGATTTTTATGATCGCTGTAAGGCTGCTGCTATTATAGGCACGCTACAAGCAGGATTTACCAAGCTAGATTATCTTGGAGATATAAGCTGCAAAATTTTTCAAAGAGAAGCTCTACTAGGAGTCTCTCTTACTGGCATCATGGAAAAGCACGACTTAGTATTATCCGAAAAGGTTCTAAAAGCTGGCGCAAAAATAGCAGTTGATACAAATAAAGAAATGGCTAAAAAAATTGGTATCAATCAGGCTGCTAGAGTAACGTGCCTAAAACCAGAAGGTACTAGTTCAAGTATGTTAGGAACTAGTTCGGGCATACATCCACACCACGCTAAACGCTATATTAGACACGTACAAGCCAATGTTTTAGAAGCACCATACCAGCACTTTAAGAATTATAACCCACAAGCGTGTGAAAAGTCTCGCTGGTCGGCTAATAATACCGACGAAGTAATTAAATTCCCAATAGAGGTACCTGACGGCGCTAAACTAAAAAATCAGTTACCAGCAGTAGATATGTTGGCTGTTGTCAAAGATACTCAAAAGAATTGGGTGTATTCTGGTAAAAATAAAAATCTTTGTACACAAGACTACTTAAGTCATAATGTTAGTAACACCGTTACTGTGAAACCAGACGAGTGGGAACAAGTAACCAAATACATTTATGATAATCGCAAATACTTTGCGGGTATTAGTTTGATTCCACAAAGCGGAGACAAAGACTATCCACAAGCACCATTTACCACCGTTTATACCAGTAGAGAAATAGTAAAGGAATACGGAGATGCTGCTCTTTGGTGCTCTGGACTCATTGAATTAGCTTTAAATGCTTTTGATAGTAACTTGTGGGCTGCTTGTGATTATGTAACATTAAATCAGGCGCACAAAGACCACCCTGAATCTAAATTAATGTTTGTAACTAAAATGAAAAACTTTGCTGGTAAATATTTTGATGGCGATATCAGGAGATTAACATATTGCATGAAAGATGTTTACAATTGGAAAATATACTGTGATTTATACGAAACATATAAGAAAGTAGATTATACACAACTATTAGAGACAGAGGATAATACTGCCGGAATAGAAGAAGTAAGTTGCGCTGGCGGCGCTTGTTTAATTTAACTATCCTCAAGCGGAGATTATTCATTGAGAAAAAATAATAAGAAAAAGTCTAAAGTTATCAATGCTACTAACGATCTTCAACCACTAGGGGCGGCTTACAAAAATAAATTAAAACCTAGAACTAGTAATCAAACAGAATATATAAGAACCGTAGCAGAAAGTACCATCACATTTTGTCAAGGTGTAGCTGGTAGCGGTAAAACACATATTGCTATTGGCATGGCTTTAGAATATTTGTTGGAAGATAAGGTTAAAAAGATTATTATTACTAGACCAGTAGTAGAAAGCGGAGAAAAAATAGGTTATTTGCCCGGAACAGCAGAAGAAAAATTACATCCTTATTTATTACCAATACTAGATGAGGTTTGTCATTTTATTCCTATGAGTCATTATGCTTCTCTAAAATTAAATAACAGAATAGAAATTGTACCATTAGGATTAATGAGAGGTCGTAATTTTCACAATAGTTTTATAGTTGCTGACGAATGCCAAAATGCGTCATACGATCAATTAAAAATGTTATTGACACGCACTGGTAATAATAGTAAAATGGTGTTAACCGGCGATATTAGTCAATCTGATCTTCATCGAAGTCAACGTGGTGGTTTTCTAGAACTAATCAAAGCGTTAGATGGAGTTGAGGGTATTGGTATCGCACAACTATTTAACAGCGATATAGTGAGGAATCCGATTATAGGAAAGATTTTGGTCAGACTAGAATCTTACGAAAATAATGTGTCAAATCCGTGATTGTTTAGTATTAAATGCCGACTATACTCCGTTGTCAATTATACATTGGCAAAAAGCCATAATATGGCATATTAAATACGTAGAGAATCCTAAATATGGTATAGATATTGTAGACTTTTACAAGAATGATTTTATAGCCGGAACTAATAATAAAAAATTTCCAGTACCATGTGTGGCTAAAACAAAAAGGTTTTTTAAAGCTCACAGCAATACTGTTACTTTCTCTAGAAAAAATATTTTCATGAGAGATAATTATACTTGTCAATATTGTAACAGGGTCTATGGTGTTAATGAATTAACTTATGATCATGTGATACCTAAATCTATATGGAATTATAATACCGGATCCCCAACAGTATGGACTAATATAGTCACCGCTTGTGTTGATTGCAATAGGAAAAAGGGAAATAAAACACCCAAACAAGCTAATATGCCTTTGGTGAGTTTGCCAATAAAACCACAGAAAACAGCAAAATACTTGCCAATAGCACATCAGCTATTTAAAATTAAAGACAATATACCCGAGGAATGGAAACTCTATATACCTGATTATTATGCCTAGTTATTCTTATAGTTGCTTTAATTGTAATAAAGACTTTGAATTATTCTTCTATATAAAAGATTACAACCCACAACCAAAGTGTGTTGAATGTGGAAGTAAACAAACAAATAGAAATTATGTTGCGGATGCTTTGACCCAATCATCTAGTGTTAAGAAATCTGATAGTGAACTGAAAACTATTGGAGATTTGGCACTAAGAAATACCGAAAGAATGAGCGATGATCAAAAGTCTGCTCTTTATCGGAAGCATAACGAATATAAAGAAGATACTAGCTTAGATAAAAAGCCTTTGCCAAAAGGCATGAGCAGATTAAAAAAGCCACCAAAAATATCTTGGCCGGGGGCCAATGGAAAGAAAAGGAGATTACGCAAAAATGAAAGCTGAAAATTGTATTTTTATTCCAAATACCGATAAACAAAAAGAAACCACAACAGATAATTCCACATGTTTTTATACCCTATTAGGACATCAGGACTTTATAGACGATGAAAGCAAACCAAGACTAAAACAAGACGGAAAATTTACTTATGCTAAGTCTTCGACTAAAAATGATACGACCAAGTATTATATTAAAGTAGGAACATATGGTAGGATTTTTAATCCTATTGGATTATTTAGCGAAGGTAAATCTAATAAATTTGTAGCAAAGATCGGCAAAAAGGAATTCGAATTTAAAGAAGTTAATCCAAAGATTTTTAATATGTACACAACATTTCTAGCAACTAAAAATATCGCATGGTTAAACAATGCAGAAAGAGAGATGGTCTGATGGCTAAAAATAGTAAAAAAAATAAACAAACAGAATATGCAGTTAAATATCTTCACGGCTTAAATAAAACACAAACAGAGATTAGTTTAGAGTTAGGGGTTGCAGAAGCCATCGTGGAAGGTATAATCAATCAACAGCCAGAAACCAAGCCGAGGAAACAAAGCAAGGTTCAGAACATGATGATTAGGCACACTGCTGTCAAAAAAACTAACAACGTTAGTATAATGACAGAAGCAGCATCCCAAGTCAATGATGAGTTCAAGAAAAAGCTTAATAGCTCTGGATCAAGAAAAACACAAAACGCAATTTTTAAACCTAATGGCTAAAAAATATATATCCAAGTATTCTAATAATAAAGAAGTTTCTCCAGCCCAATATATTACTGAAATAATTTGTGAACACAAGGCCCAGAAGGATAAGAAAGATTTACACTATAGATTTTGGGTAACCAAGGAGTGGTCTGTTTTCTATAGAAATCAAATAGGTTCTGCTAATAAATTACTTAAAAAGTATAGCGATATTTCTATAGTAAGAGCGTTAAAAGATCCTAGGGCGGCAAAAATTTATTCGCTTCGTGCTCCACATCTTTTACCTATTATAGACGAGGAAGAAGTCAAACTTCAAAGCGAAAACAAAGCTCTAAGTCTAGATTTAACAAGAATAGACAACATCAAATTTCAAACAGATAAGCCACAGAAAAAAAACATAGTATCAAAACTAAAGGACATAGATAATGAGTATTAAAGAAGATGTGCAAAAAACTTTTGGAGACGATATTATCCTCACAGGAAATGCTATCGTAGATAGAAAATCCATAGTGATCCCGGTAAGTCCATCATTAGATATTGTTTTAAACGGAGGAATCCCAGAAGGAAGCTTTGTTGTATTTACGGGTCAACCAAAATGTGGCAAAACAACATCGTCACTGGACTTCGCCGCTACTGCACAAAAGAAAGAATACGCCCATTCGTCATTTAAGGATGGGCGAGAAGTGTACTACCTAAACATCGAAGGTAGATTAAAAAAGAGAGATCTAGAAGGAATACCCGGATTAGATTTATCTAGATTTCAGGTTATAGGTAGTCAACAAGGAAAGATTCTTCATGCTGAAGAATATCTTCAAATAGCGGAAAAAATTATTAACGAAGTTCCGGGGTCTGTTGTAATTATAGACTCATATTCTGCTTTGTGTACAGAGGCTGAAATTACTAGCGAAATGGATAAAATGCAACGAGCAGACGGAGCCAAATTATTAGCAAAGTTTTGCAGAAAAGTGGCGAACGTTATTCCTGTGAATAAAAATATTGTTATTGGCATTACTCACTTAATGGGTAATCCAACAGGATACGGGGCAGAATTTAAAGAAAAGAGCGGGCAGGCTATTGCCTATCAGACAGATATTAAACTTAGAGCAAAAAGTTTTAAGCCTTGGTTACTCAGTGCCGATAGTAATCAAATAGGACAAGAAATAGAATGGCAAGTGGTATGTTCGGCATTAGGGGCTCCGGGTGGACAAATTACAAGTTATATTCGTTATGGTCAAGGTATAGATAAGTATATGGAGGCTATTTGTTTAGCTTCCGATATGGGTTTGATTCATAAGGGTGGCGCTTGGTACACCCTAACTGCATTACCAGACAAACCTAAGTTTCAAGGTACAGAAAAGGTCAGAAATTTTCTTTTAGAAAATCCACAGGCATATGAGGATCTAGTCACATCCATTAAAGATACGATGGGGATAAAATGCAAGTAAAAGACCTAGATGGTGCTATACATAATTGGCACTTGACGGGCAATATGGCTCATGGTAAAATCGCAAATAGGTCTAGTTTTCACCTTAGGGCCAGACAAATTATTACAAGTGCATTTCCAACACTACAAATTTTAGAAGAAGTCCCTATAACACTAAGAAGAAGCGAAACTTTATATCTAGATTTTTATTTGCCTCTTAAAAAATTATGCGTAGAAGTGCATGGAGAACAACATTACAAGTTTGTTCCCTTTTATCATAATAATATGTTATCCTTTTTAAAGTCGCAAAAAAGAGATAGAGAAAAACAAGAATGGTGTGAAATCAATAATATACAACATATTATATTACCACATTTTGAAAACGATGAAGAATGGATAGAAAGAATTAAAAATGCATAAATCATCAAAAGAAGAAATTAAATACTGGGATGATATATTAGACGAATACGAACAGTCTATTGGGATGCCAATATACAAAAACGATGTTCTGCCAGAAAGCGAACTAAACGACTATCTGACTATGAATAGAGACGCACTAGAAAAATTGGGTCCAGAAGATTGTGCTCAAATCTCTTACAGACTTGCTCAATTCTCTTTTCATATTCAGCGCACTATTAATAGAGAAATAGCCAGATATAATTGGGCGGATGAAACAATTAAAGAAACAATCTCTGATGAATTAAACAATTACAAAGGGTATGGCTATGCTGAGAAGGCCGGACAAGCTATTAAACATAATGACAGAGCACAATCGTTGAACAATATCAAAAAGTTTGCTAAACAACGATCAGATAGGCTGTCATATTTAGCTAATGGCATTAAAAATCTATCAGATATTCTACTGTCTATTCAAAAAAATAAGGTGAAGCATGGCACTTGATAAAGACGATATCAAACAACTCATAGCCATTTTACAGAAGGGCTTGACAGATCAAGAGGATGACGATATAGTGGAGGAGCCAGTCAAGAGAACTCCGCCCACAAAAAAGAAGAAAAAAAGAAAAGCCAATCTTTTCGAAAATATGACCGAATCCTCTATGCACAAAGACGATGTAGAGGTTGATCGTAAATTAAGAAAATTTCCACCGACACAAAGATCTAGATCTTATAGACCACTAAAGGTTAGGTGTCGTGTATGCAATAAAGAAGAAAATGTCAATCCTTCTTTAGTAGAATCGGTAGAAAGATATAAGTGTAATAAGTGTTCAACATCAGCAGGCTAAATAATGATTTTGTGTGATCCAGCATCCGAAAGAGCGGTATTGGCGGGTATTTTTAAATTTGGGGAAGACGCCTACTTAGATATTGCAGACATTGTTCAAGAATCATCTTTTACTATTGATAGTAATGCTATTATCTATCAGTGTTTAAAACACATATGTGATTCTGATAGTAATAATAAAATCGATATAGCATCCGTTTACTCTTCCGCTCAGGAATTGGGGTTGTCTCATGTATTGTCTAAAAAAGAGGAGGCCCAACATTTAAAGGCTATCGTTGATTTTCCAGTAGCATTAGAAAATGTGAGAAAATTTGCTGCTAAAATCAGAAAACTTGAGATAGCAAGACTCTTAAGAAAACAACTAGAAACTGCTCAGGATAAACTATTGGAGGTCAACGGATCTGAACCGGTGGCTAATATATTGGGTATTGCAGAAGATACTGTGTTAAACTTTAGTTCTTTACTAAATGACACAGATAATAATCCAATACATATTGCTAAAGATATAGATGATTATATTAAGGGGCTCGAAGAGTCTAAGGTTGACCAAATTGGTATACCTACTGGTTTCCCCATATACGACAAAGCAATAGGCGGGGGATTGAGAAAAGGCACTGTGAATGTAATTGCTGCTCGACCAAAAACTGGCAAAACTCTTTTATCAGACAATATAGGATTTCATATAGCTCATAAGCATAAAGTCCCTGTATTGAATATGGATACAGAAATGAATACTGTTGATCATATTAATAGAGTATTAGCTATGATGACAGAAATAGAAATCAATAATATTGAAACCGGTAAGTTTGCAGAGTCCT